GATACGGAAGTTCAACATAGTACCATCACGACGACGGCCATCAAGACCATAGTGCAGTGTTGGGATGTAGTTCAAAGTGAACTCTAATGTTGGAGCATCGGCTTGGCCTACAACTTGTGAGCTGATGTTTTGGCCATAAACAGGTACGTTTACGATGTTTGCTGGGTTACCGAAAGCTGGGAACTCACGAACGCTAGCCATACGGTTAGCGACAGCGGTTGCTGAGTCACCATATTCAGCTGCTGAAATAGTTGTTGCGTTTGCTGGAATAGCAACGAAACGTGATCTCCAACCCATAGGTGAAGTGGGGCGAACTAAAGCGCCAGTTGTGTTAGTATCAGCAGGTACATAAGTCAATGTTGTGTAAATGCTGGAACTTAGGTTAGATAAGTGTGCCATAATATTTTCCTTTTAAATTCGGGGTAAGTGGTTGTGTTGGATGAAGGGGACTGAGTATATAACGTGATGTAAAGATGGCTCGTCACTGTCTATACCTACGACATTTAGATAACTTGTTCCCATCCATAAGTTCCTACCTTCGTAGGCATATGCTTGGAAAAATTCATCTAACCGATCTGCAGCTGCAGTGTACTCTCGGGTACCTTCTGTTGATGTGTAGATATGAACATTTAATAGACCTTGAACGCCTGGACTAGTGTATGATAGATGAGGTCGGGCGGGTTGAATTTGATAGCGAAGAATATACGCATTACCATTTTGAATGGCTGCAATTTCGTTACGCTCCAAAGGGTAAGTAGAAGGGACAGCAGAAATTGCTACTATCTCTCTATTCTCATTACCACCAACGCCGTTATCCGCTAAGAATACAGCAAAGTCGCCTTCAAGGGTTTCGTGTAATTCAGTATACTTAAATGGCATATTAACCTCCTGAGAGGTCTATCTCATAGATATAACCGTTATCGATGTATTTGGAAATCTTACGAACAACACCATCGATCTCAAAAGTATCAAACCTATCAATAGGTCTGAGATCCCAAGATCTTACAATCAAGGTGGTTACCATAGTCCCCATACTAGCAGGATTCCTACTTGTATGATTCGTGATAATACCATAGACTGATACTGGTTGTACATTAGATTCTACTTTACGTCTATTAACATGGTCATATGAGATATCGCCAACAGCTCTGAATGTGACTAATGTTTTTAAGTCACCAACATATTTAAATGCTTGATCTACACCTTTTCGAACAATTGTTTCTAAGCCCATTAGTTAGTCCTCCGCCATGCACGAGATCCAAAACCATCAGCAAGTAATGGTTTGAGATAATCATATGCAATTTTAGATTTCTTGGGTGTACCACCGCGATACAGCTTGTCTAATTCAATAGAACCTACGCGAATTCGTGTAGGACTAATAACTGTATCAAGAGTATCAGGGTTGTTTAAGAAATGGTATGCTTGTTCGAATGTCGCATGTTTTAAAATTTGGATTTCGCGGGGTAACATTAAGAACACCTCTAGATTATCTGAATCATTTAGAACACCACTATAAGTGGATGTAAATTCATAATCATCGGTGAAATCAATTTTTCTACCTGCTACTGGGTCAAAGAAGTAACCTGATCTGGCCCATGCGAGACGCCCAACACCCTCTTGCAAAGATGATGAGACGCCTCTCCAATTTAAACGATCAAAGAAATAAGTAGCTGCAATAAGAGCTTGTTCTTTACGATCTTCATCTGTGACACTAGTCCAAGAGGAGGCATCTAAACGATTCTCGAAATAAAATTCTGCCTCATACAAGTCAGCGTAGCTATTTTTACCTAGTACTAATGCCATAAATAGTCCCTATCTAATTAACTATGGAAAATAGGTAGGATACCTAAGTTCAATACGTTGAATTTACGAACCCATGCAGGAGCAGCATCTGCGCCTTGAGCTGGGCCAACAGTAGCGGAAGCTGCCAATTGATCATTCGTTACGAAAGCGGATTGGCTTGTGCTTGACCAGCTGTAACCTTGTGGGTGAGCAACATAACCCCAACGATACCAGATATCAGTAGAGCCAGCACCGTTATAGGTGTTAGCGTTACGATACATCTCGACAGGCATAGGGACTTCTAATTGATTCAAAGTTACTGAGCCTGGCTTAACCAAGAAAGTAGTACGGGTTGAAAGGTCATTAACACCAGCGAAGCTAGCGTAGTTACCTTGGTCAGCACGAGTAGTGATCAGACGGAACTTACCAGAGAAGATGGTGTTGAAATTCAAATTACCATCAGTAATAGATGTCTCATCCAAGAGGTTAGCAACACGCAATTGTGTCAGTAACTCAGGAGAGGTAATCATATACATATAGTCGGGCTCATAGTCAGCAAAGCCTAATGAAAGAGCTTTGAAGAGGTTAGAGCCAAGAGCGGCACCCATGTAACCTGGGAAGGTAGAGCCAGCTTGATCTGACAGAGTAGCCTGACGGAGGCCATAAACTAAGCTACGTGTGTTAGCAGCAGTAGTGGCGGCATTACCAAAAGTACCAGCAGCGTTTACGTCAACATAGAAACCAAAACCAGCATCAGCATTACGACCAGTTGTGGTACCTTGACCAACAGTAGGAACACCAGCAGTATAGTTGTAACCGAAGTTAGCAATACCACCAGCGAAATCGGTTTGGTTGGCATCTGTGTCTAAGTCAACAGAGCCATAGGCGGCTTCGGAACGAGCAACACCTTGGAGAACTGACAAGATAGCATTGTGCTCGTCTTGAGCGCGCACTTCACCGAAGTCACGAGCGATCTTGGCGAGACCGTCGATCTGTGTGACAACTTTTTGTACGTTGATTTCTTGAGCACCATGTGTACGGACTGTCTTGACATAGGTCAGGAAATCAGATGTATAGCCTTGCTTTGGACCTTCACCAGCAGAGGTCATAGAGGCGACGTTAACTGATTGTGAAGTATAGGGCTTGAAGAAGCGGGCTTGGCCAATGAAAGTTTCAGTAGAAGTGTTAACTTCAGCAGAAGAACCCACGATGCCTGTGCCAGATAGCTTACGTGCGTTTGTATACATCTCGCTTGAGTAAGCACCCAGAGCACTTTGTAGCGCAAAGGTAAAATTACCGGAAGCGGGAGAAAAATTTTGAGTAATCATTTTTCTTTATTCCTTTAGAATAGATTAGAACATAGGACCAGGCGCTTGCTTAGCAAAATGCGCCAATAACTCCTGTGTTGTCATTTGTGTAATGGGTTTGGGTGGGGCTTCTGTACTAGAATGTTGGGTTGCGCCCGCACCACTGTTGGTTTTTGCCTTAAATAAGAAACCAAACTCACTGTCTTTCTTGAAATGCTCAACATAATCTTTGATCGGAACACCAGTTTTGTGCACCCAGCGGCCATGTTCATCCTGGATTAGTTGCTCTTTAACACGGTTAAAAGCCATATCTGCCGCAGCAGCGTTCAGGAAATCAGACCCTGCAAGAGCATCCTTAATGGATTGATCACGGGTCAGGCGGGTGTTTTCTTTCTGTAAAGTCTCGAGTTTGGCTAAGTGTTCAGCCATCTTTAACTCATAGACTTCTTTATGTTTACCTTCTTCTTCCATGCGTTTAATTTCCGCTTGGCGCTTTTCTTCTTCAAAGGCAGTAGCTTTCTTTAGATACTCATCCCGTTGGGCATAGGCGTTATCGAGCTTAGACTTAATAGCCTTTAACTCTTCTGCAACCTTAGCTTCTACCATCTTCTGGATTTCGGCTTGAGCATCAGCACCACCTGCTGGAGGTTCATTAGCATTTTGATTATTAGCATCAGGATTGGCAACCTTATCATAGAGGGTACCAGTGTCAGTATTATTGTTTTCTGTAGACATTTTATATTCCTTGGGCACAGCCCGTTTGTGGCCGATTCACAGAATCATAAGCCGGTTGTTTAATTTTTGCGAAAAAGTAT